GGCCATTTGGACTTTTGCCCCTTCTAAAAAAGAAGGAGTAAAAATTGCAATTACTACTAATAAAACAAATCCTAAAACCTATAATCACTAGATGTGGTACAATTCTGGGTTCATCGCTTGCCGGTGCAGGAATTGCAGTTGGTACAACAGAAAGTATCGTTTTGGGATTTACGGCGTTAGCCGGAGTATCGATCGATCTCATAACTAGGAGATGGATCAAATGAAATTAAAAGACATCATAATAGCAACAGTAGCCGGATTAATAATGGGATTAGCATTATTTTCCGATGTGCTGTTGAATACGGGAGTAATATAATATGTGGGGCGCAATAGCATCAGCCGCAATAGGCGCATTAGGCGCAAGAAAAACCGCAAAAGCAATGCGCGGAGCAAACGATCTTGATTTAGAAAAATTAAGACGTGAAGCAGAAGAAAATGGGTTTAACCCATTAACAGTATTACGAGCAACAGGCGGTCAAGGTAGTACAAAAGGCCCATCTGGCAATTTAGCCAGTGGGGCATTTTTTCAAACATTTGCACAAGGAATACCAAGTATACTTGAAGCAAATTACAATAAAAAAATGAAAGATGCACAGTTAGCAAGTATAATTGCTAACACACGTTATACGGGTGCATTAACACATGATTTATTAACAAATCCAAATAAAGGCGGAAGAAGAATTGATCCAGAATCTGGATTAGAAATTAAAGACGCTTTTATACAGGTAATGGGTGATGATGGGAAATTAACAAAAGTTCCTAACAACGAAATTACAGAAGGTAACAACCCAATTGAGTTAGCAACAGCTGCAGGTATGCAAATAACATCAGAAGTTGCAAATAAATTAGGAGTGCCATTACTTACCCCAACATCATATGTTGATATGGGTTCCAAGGTTTGGAATAAAATTGGATCATTATCAAAAGGTGCTTTTGATAAATTAAAATCCAAAGCAACTAAAAGTTATCAAGAAAATCACGGAGCTTTAGCAAGTGATAAAATCATAACGTCAAAAATAGACAATTTTGATTATCTTGATGCATATTTTGGAAAATAAAATGTGCGCCAAGTGTAAAAAAAATACGAAAAATTATAACCAAAATCATTGCAAGGAGAAAACGCAAATGAGAATGACTGAAATGATACCAAACTCACCTATTGCAGTACAAAAAAGTGTACGTAGTGCAAAAGGCCGAGTATTAACATCGGGTGATGCAGGTAAAATCCTGCCACTGAAGTATGAATGGTTACACCGCGAAGACGGCGTACGAAGCGGAAAAGTTAGAGTTAACGTTGAAATGATGGAAACATCAGAAATGTTAATGAACGGTGTGGGCGTTACACTTTACGCACATTTTGTACCAATGCTTGCATTTGACCGTTTTAACGGTTCAATGGACGAATTAAACCGATCATATAAAAAAGAAAATGGTGCCGCTGGAAGCGTAATTCCATTTTTTGAATCAAACAAAAGATGGAATGGCTCAATAGTAAAAGTTGCGGATGCAACTAATTCTGCTGATATATTTGACACTGCTACAAATATAGCTACTCATCAATTTTATCAAACTATGGGTATTCATACTGAAACAACACAATTAAATACAACACTAGTTGAAGCATATAATGCAATTGTTAATCATAGACGCAAAGCACGTTCAAAATCGTTACCATTAAGAAACGCATTTGATCATACATTAGCTGACGCGTTTTGGATTAATAATGGAATGCAAAATATAGTACCTGATTATGATCAAAATTTAATTGATGGACAAGTCACACTTGCCGGATTGACATTTCAAGCTCCAATAAAGTCATTAAGAGCAAATAATGGCGCATCAGCGTCAGCAAATGCAAGTGCTGATGAATCAGTAGCAACTGGCATTTGGGGTCCATCACAAAACGGTGGAATAGTTGACCAAGGCGACTATTATTTGTTTGACGAAATATTTGCAGAGTTAACAACTGGCGGAAATGCAACAATGTCATTAGCTGATATTGAACAAGCACGTAAAACAGCGGCATTTGCTAAATTAAGAGCAAAGTACGATGGAATTGATGAAGAACATGTTATTGATTTGCTTATGTCAGGAATTAGAGTTCCTGAAGAAGCATTAAAGCAACCAAT